AGTTCCAGCTGCTGAACCTGAATGTGCTACTGTTATTCCACCACCAGTAACTGCAGTTCCACCTATTTCGAAAGATATACCTGCATTAGCTCCAGAGATTGCTCCCTGTAAAGATGTGATGATTTTAATAATTTTACCAGAATCTGGTACTGCTACGAAAGTTGATGATCCTGTTGATATATCAGCAATTTCGCCATATATAAAATAGTCGTTTAATGTTCTCATTTTATTCCTTTAATGTTCCGATCCTAACCTATCTCAGATCTTCATTGTTTAGAATCTGCTAGGGGAGCAGATTATAGGTTACTCCCCTAAACAGTTTTATTATTATGATGTTGTTAAGTCTGCAACTAAGCCAGACGCTTTTTCGTTTCTTGACTCAAGAGTCGCTTCAACTAAAAGCTGTCTTTTCTCAGAGTCACCAGTTTTTGCAAGTTCATGCATACTGAAGTCTCTTAAGAACGCTATGCCGAAGTAGTTCATGTCTAACACATATGCATCTCTATCTCTAGAGAATCTGTTAGGTACTACTTGTAACTGTCCAAAATCAGATGCGTATACGTCTACAGAAGTGTATAATGTAGCGTCTGCACCTGCATCAAATCTAGTTGAATTACCAGTAAATCCTGATAATTTTTGTTTGTTGAATGGTCCTACCATAATCATGGAAGGATCACCACCTTCATTCCAAACTGATTTGATTACTGATTTTAATGATGCTTCTGTGAAAGCTCTTTGAGTTCCATCAGTTCTTGCTGTATTACCAGCTCCACCTGAAGAACCTGAAGCTCCAAGATCATCATTAGTTTCAATCCAAGCTCCTAAAGAACCGAATTTTCTAGCTGTTGAACTGTTACCAGCAACTTCTGCTTGGTTTCCAGTAATAGTAGCTTCCATGTCTCTTTTAAGCTCTTTTGCTTTTTTAGCAATTTGGTATGCTAACTCAGATGCTCTACCTGCTTTGTCTACTGACTCTTGTGTTCCTGTGATTACAACTGTTTTGTCCATAATCTGAGAACTGTTTGAAAGTCTTGTAGTTGCAGAAACTGCATCTAAAGTTGCTTCATCACCTTCAATAACAGCGTTATTAGTAGCTGCTGCTGCAAGTGCATCTGTTTGCCATTCGTGAAGAACTGCAGTAGCTTTAGTCTTAGCTGCTGAGCTGATGAATGGCGTATCTGTTGGTGAGATACTGTAGATTACGTCAGAAAGATCTTCTCTTTCACCGACTGAATCATACGTATCAAACGTGTTAGTTGGTTGTGCCATTGTTTATTTCCTTTGTTGAGATTTAAGATTAATAATGTCAAGGATTGCAGATGATGCATCTTTTATATCACCACTCTTACGCACCTTGCCAATTTTATTTCTTATTTGCTCTCTACCAGAACTTGTTGAAGATTTAGCTACACCAGATTTAACTACCTTTGGAGCATTGGCTACTTTCTTTTGAACGATAGGTCTTTTATCTTTCAAAGTTTGGTAACTCATAGCATCCTTTGCAACCATTAAAAATCTATGATCTGCAAGTGATCCGATCTCCTCATCATTAAAACCATAATTCCTTAAAGAATTACGCATATTAACTTTAAATTGATCTGCTTTTCCAGGATCGCTGTACTCTGGTATCTTTGTTGCTGCTAACTCTCGCTGTGCCTCCAAGAACTCGTCATATTGTTTTTGTTGAATCTCTCGAGCTTTATATTTCATATCGTTCAACTGTTTAGTCTGTTGTCTAAGTTCAAAATCTAACTTAGCAGCAGCAGTTGGATCTTCTTCATAAAGTGTCTTAAGATCTTGACTACCTTGTTTTTGTCTGACAGTTGCGTCAGCAGTTGCTATTAGTTCATTCAACTCTGTTAGTTTAGCATCATAAGATTGACGCAAACTATTCTTTTGAGTATCAAGATCTTTTCTCTCCATACTCAGCTGATGAGTTTTTTGTCTATAATCTGAGTCTCTAGAATATCCAGCTTTCAGTTCATCAAGGCTAACCTCTATCTCTTGACCATTAACTTTTAGTTGGTGGAGATTGGGTTCCTCTAATTCTGTTTGTGTTTCTTCTGTGACCTCAGTATTTTCAGATGTCTCCTCTTTAGGAGCTGCTTCAGACTCAGCTTGGCTCGGTTCGGTTGACTGTTCCTCAGTCGTAGACTCTGATGGTTCTGCTGGTTTAGTTTCAGTTTCTTGTTGATCTTTTGGATTCAATAGTCCTGAAATTTTTTCAGCTGCACCTTGTATGTTTTCTTCTGCCATATCGTTCCTTTCTTAGTGGTTGACGAATTTGAAGTTGCGTTAGCTTAACTTCTTTTATTTAATTGATCTAACTCCTCTTGAGTTAGTTTTCCACTGGTCATGATACTTTGTAAATGTCCACGTATCTTATCTACTAGATTGTAGGCTACCCAAAGGTATGTACGCTTATCACTATCAGTGAATTTTGTATTAAAGATTTCTTGTTTATATAACTCAAGAAGATCTTCAAATGCTGTCTTTAGAAGGGGATCGTTCAGGAGTTGCTCTGCTCTCTTGCCCTCCCTGATCTGTTTTTCCTTGTTGTCCATTGAAGAATTGTTGTTGTCCTTTTATTATTTCTTTCATTAGATCACCTGATTTAGATAAATCAGTTTGTTCTAACATAGATCTTCGTTTTAGATTAGCTTCATCTATTTTGCTACCATATTTTAACTCAAGTTCTTTTATTTTCAACTCAAAATCTAACATGGACTCTCTCATTTTAGCTTCAATGTTTTTAATATCTGTTTCAGCTTTTAGCTGTGCTCTTTGGTTTTCACCTTGTACCTGTGCTAGAGTTACTTTTTCAAACTCTGTAGGAGGTTTAGGTGGTAATTGAGGCATCTGAGATGCACCTACATCTGGATCCATAAAGAATGGTTCTACACTATTTAGACCTGCATTTTCAACTAATTTCTTTAATGAGTTGTAGATGTTTCTAAGATTGACCATTGGACCATATACATTCTGTTGTAATTGTATAGCTTCCATTTGTCTTTGTAGAATAGCATTAACTAATATAAGTTGTTGTTCTTTTGAACCAGAACCTAATCCTACTTGAACAGTAACATTAACTCTGTCTTTCCATTCGTAAGGACGCATAGGTACATACTTACCTCTTATTCTTATAATCTTTTCTTTTTGTTGATACTTACATACCAATTCAAACATTTTAAGTGCTAGATCTCTAACACCTGTTTCTGCAAATATTCTAGCAATCAACTCCATTCTCATTTGAGATTGAGTTAATACTTGATTCATTCCTGTTGCAGTTTTTTGATTTAATGAATCTGAATTTAATCCTTGTGATGTTCTACTTACACCTGTTCTAGTTTCTTTTACAGAATCTAAATAAGATAGCATACCACTAGCTTGTTCTGTAATAGGTTGTGCCTGAATAGGCATCATAACATTTTGAGGTGGTTGTTTAGTTCTAACAATTCCTCCAGGTCTATTAGTTAATAGATCATCCATAGCTACTTGACCATCTTGTACTGCTACACGATTATTATTAGTTAGATACATATTATCTAACATCTGTCTCATAACTGTAGATTTAATTAATTGTATATCTTCTACTAGCTCTGCAATAGATCTACCATGAAATCTATGAGGCATGATAACTGGAGTCATAGATATAAATGGCATTGTATCCATTTCTTCTATACTTAATAATTTTTTAGAATCACCAGCTACACAAATCTTAACAAGCTCTGCTTTACCATCATCATTAAGATCCATTCTTACATAACATTCATGTAGTAATACATCTTGTGTAGAATCATCACCATCAGCTTCTCCATGTGAGAAGTCTATGTTTTGATGTCTTATAAATTTATCTTCTGTAAAATAATCAGGATCACCTGTTGGTAAAGAATCTACTAACTCTTTATCATATCCCATTTCAACTAATTCAGTTTTAGTTTTATTAGTTCTATGACATACAAAGTTAGCTGTATCTATAGACTTACATCTTCTTTCAATTAAAAATTCTTCAGGTGGTACAGGTTCAATTCTAACTTGTCCATACTTTCTAGTTCTATGAATTACACAATCATGTAATTTAATTTTATCTAGTTCTTCTCCTCTATCATCTGTGATAGGTTCATCATACTCTGTATGTTCTTTTACATCTACTTCTGCATCTGCAACTAAATCATTAAACTCATCTTCAGTTAATCTGGTATATTCTTCTCGTTCTGTTTTATTTGAGTTATCCCAATAGATTTTAAGAATACCATTTTTCTGAATCAAAGCATCTTTGAATACTGTATATAATGAAGTGAATCCATTATTCTGTTTGTAAAATATATGGTTTAAGTAGTCTGAACATTGTCTAGCCATTTCTTCATCTTCAGCTCCTACACCTTCACAAGAAAAGACATTGTCTCCTGCTGTAAAGATTTTCATAAGAGAAGGCATTAAGCTTTCTACTGTATCCATTACATCATTAGAGATTACTTGTGATCTACCTTCTTGTTCATTACCAAGAGGCATTCCTAAATAATATTCTAATGATTTCTTTCTTCTAGCAACTAGCTCACCACCAATATAACCTGATGCATTGTGAATTTCTCTACTTACTAATGATAATATTTCTTGTTCTGATTTTTTCATACTACATATTTTGTATCTACATTAATTGGCTTATCCCATTCTGTTGTATCTAATGGTTCAGATACACATCCATATCTAAAACTATCAGATGCGTGTGAGCACCAATCGTGTAGAGGTTTGTTTTTAAACACCTGGTTCTTTTCATCCCATTGTTTTCTATATTGTCGTAATGCATCTAATCCTTGTTTACACTTTTCTCTATCAAACCAACAGTCTTTTAATGTATTACGTACAGATTCTATTCCATGATCTACTTCAAGTTTTGGTGCTACTTCAAAATCTAATCCTAGTTCAGATGCTACTTCTAATCTAGATTTACCAGTACCAAGTTCTCTTGCCATTATATCATGTGGAGCTATATGATTTGAATAAGCATAATCTTTTTCTGTTAATACATCAACATAATGTGCTAATGATTCACCAGAGTTTTCATAATAGTCTATGAGGTGTACTTCTTCTCCAACTCTTTGTGCAAACCAAATTGCAGTTGAATCTCCTATCCCCAAATCCCACCAAGTTTCCACACCTACATTTTCATCTACAGGCACGTTGCCGATTCTCCCATCTTTATCGGCTTTCGTTATTAGTCGACCATAATAACTTCCTGACACTGCTGCAGTAAAAGAGCATTCAAACTCTTGTTCATACTGCTCAGGCGTCATGATTTGACGTGCCTGTTCCAGTTCCTCCTCTGGAATTACTTTAGTGTCAGAAGATCTATATAGTTTCCCATACCAATCTTTATGACCTCGCTGTGCATAATCATAAACTTCCCAGAATTGATTATGACCCATTGGTGTTCCAATAAATAATACCCATCCTAATTTATCAGATACAGCTGGTCTTATAATTTCTGTCCAAACTCTAGGAGACATGATAGCGTATTCATCTAAGACTACTCCATCAAACCCCATACCTCGAATTGAATCAGGATTATCTGCACCAAAAATCTGTATTCTTGAACCATTGAATAAATCTATTCTAAGTTCTGATTCGTTTCTACTACCACCCCAAGTCATTAGTGGTTTTGTATAAAATTTTAAATATTCCCAAGCAATAGATTTACCTTGTCTATAAGTTGGAGCTATGAATGCACATAAAGCTCTAGGTTTACCTGCTGCTGTTTTAATTAATTCGTTTATAGATAATACTGATTTACCAAATCGTCTATGACAAACAAGTACGCTAAATCTTCTTAAATTATTATGAACCTCTGTTTGATATTCTCTAGGTTTATAAGGTACTTCTATTATCCTAACTTTCTTTTTGCCATTGGACTTTGATTTCGATTGGTGCATCTGTTCCTATTTTAGATGTTGTGTTAGCTAGTTTTGGATGAATGTAAGGTGCAGCTTTTTCAGCAGCATACATTTTACGTTCAGGTGAACTAGCAGGATTGTTTAACACAGATAAAAGATAATCTAAAGGAGAATGTTGATACTTCTCTGCCATATCTTCCATTGTTTTCCAAAGAGATTTGGACTTAGAACCTAATGGTCTACCAGCTCCTTCTCTTTTTCCACCATGTTTTGATACCTCATTTTCATGAGATACATCTTCTGCAGATCCTTTTGATTGCATAAATTTAATTTTGTCGTCCATATTTATCAAACCTTTTTCTTTCAGGAAACTTAAATGGTTTTCTTTCAGCCACTTTCATAATACCTGCACCAGCACCAAAAGCTAATGTAAGAGGATTAACTGCTACTCTACCAGCAAACTTAATACCTTTTACTACTCCTTTTTTAAGACTTAAATTCTTAATAGAGCTAGTAAGTTTATTCATCTTAGCTTTAACTGGAGAATATTTAACTAGGTTTTTACCTGTTCTTTTTCCATAGTT